CTACCGCGACACAACTTGTGTCGTGTGTCGAGCTTGGGGATTTACATCTTTTGCGGGTTCTTCCAGCTTCCGAATGGCATGGGCCAGACTATCGGGAGCGAGGTGAGCGTACCGCATGGTGACTACGATGGAGCTGTGACCGGCCAGCTTCGAGACCGTCACGATGTCCACTCCACGTTGAACCAGCCGGGAGCAGAAGGTGTGCCGCATGACGTGCGGGACGAACTGCGGGTCGCCCATCATCTTCATGTGGCGGCGGGCTTTCTCCCACAGCGTGCGTATCTTGCTGTGGTTCCAGCCGTCGAACGCCTTCACGTTGCCGATGGTGTTGAGCCGACGACGCTCCTCCTTAAAGCGGCGCTCCAGTACCTCAGCCACGCGCTTGGTCATCGGGATGGATCGGGCCTTGCCGTTCTTCGTGCGCCACACGGAGACCAGCCCATTGGCTACGTCACGATCCTCGATCCGCATGATCTCACCGACCCGCATCCCGGTGTCGATGGCCACGATGCAGAAGTCGGCCATGTCGTGAAGCCCGAAGTGGTTGAAGGTGTCCAGCAGCATCTGCTCCTCGACCTCGTCGAAGTACCTGATGCGGTTCTGGGGTTCTTTCTTGCGTTCGATCTTGGGTTTGCGTGGGATGTAGCCTCGCTCATAGGCGAAGGTCAGCATCTTGGACAGAGCGGAGAGCTTCCGGTTGATGGTGCTGTCGAACAGACCCTGCTGCTCGAATGCGAACACCATGTCGTCGATGCGCTGCTCCGTAACTGAGCCTGGGGTCATGCCCTCACCGAGGATGGCGAGGCATTGCTTGGCGTTGCGCAGGGCGGTCTCTCCTCCAGGGCGACCCTGCCAGAATCGTTTGTAGGTCAGCTCGGCCAACTCCTTGAGACTGCTCGGGTTTCCATTGGCTGAGCCGCTGCTTTCTGCTACCATCTCGCCCCTCATGAGGGCGGCTTTGGTTGCCTTCTCCCAGGCTTCGGCTTCGACCTGGGTTGCGAATTGCCTCCGGTACTTTCCTCCTTGGTGGTTGACTGTGGCCTCAAAACCACGACCTCTTGGCTTTACCGGCATTGGTATCTCCTCGCTCGGGTGGTGAAATTGGTAGACACAGGGCACTTAAAATTACCTGTGTCCTTGCCGATTCCGCACCAGATGGGCACCCCGGAGCCCGCTCCGGGACACGTTGATGACGAGTAACAAAAGGCTGTAACCTGTTGTTTTTACAAGCCCCGATGGTGAAATCGGTAGACACTGAGCACTTAAAATGCTTTGCCGAATGGCGTGCCGGTTCGAGTCCGGCTCGGGGCACCAGCACCTCGCGCACCGTCCAGCGAACCGTCTGGGCGGGCGCACCCCTCCTATGAGCATCGACGACGCCACCCTCGCCAAGGCGCGGGCCGCCTGGGACGCCTGCCTCCAGCAGGAGCGCGAAGCCCAGGAGGCGCAGCAGCGCCTGACAGCAGCGCGGAAGGAAGTCGCCGCATTCCACCGGCGCATGGCTGCCGCCTGGAAAAATCTCTCCGAAGAAGCCCGCGCACAGGTGGCATGGACGGCCCAGCACACCGCTGGCGCTGCCCCCGTCGAGGCCGCACTGCTCACCCTCCACGAGACTGCCGAGACCGTTCTATTCGAGGCGGGCCGCAAGCGCCGGGGCCACTACTCGGGCGTCAGCTTGGAGGCCATCCGTGCGGTCGCTCGCGCCCTGGGCCTACGCAGCTACGGCAGCGGTAGCGGCACCAAACCCCTGCCCGACGAGCGTCTTCTGCTCAGTGTGTGCAAGCAGTTCGACGAACGAGTTTCAGAGGCCAACGTCCGCAGCGCCCTGCAGGGCATACCCCGCAAATAGGCACCGAAAACGGGCCTCCATTCAACGGGGAGAGGCCCAAGCAAGTTCCTGCGAAAGTTCGCTCCACACGAGGCAGCGCGGTGCTGCTTCGGTTCAACAGGAGCGAAACATGGACATCAACACCCAAATCGACCAAGGTGGAACCCAAGAGCGCATCAAGCGACTGAAGGGTGAGCTTAAGCGTTTGGAAAGGTTTGGCACCAGGGAAAGCTGGTCGTCGGAGGACGCAAACTACCTCCTCGGGGAGTTGAGGCATTGGCTGGTGGAGGATTTCCCGTTCCCATCTCACAACGAGCTGGTGGCCGTCGCAATTGATGCCTACCAGAAAGCGCTCGGCAGTGAGCCAACCGAAGACGAAGTATTCCGGGATCTGCTGCAGTTAGCCCTGACGGTGGAGCGCATTGCCAGAGGCCCGTCGGTCGCGGACGAGGTAATCGCGTTGCTCGACAGGCATCTGGTCAAAAGCGGCTTCCCTTCGGTCGGGCACGTACCCTGCGACCAGTAACCTCGTGTCCCTTGCGGGTGCCCGGTCTCCCTGGGCTTGGCAGGCGCTGCACGGTTCGCCCGACAAACAACGAACCGCCTGGGTCGAACAGGCCCAGGGTAGCCCGCCCCCGCTGGGCGAATCTCAGCAAGTGCATGATGCTGTTGCCTTTTCTCCTCTCTGCTCAATGATTCGGTCATCGGCGGCGGTCGCGCTGCCGGAACAGAAAAGGAGAGCCACCATGATCCGCATCGCTGACGTCACCATCACCCGCTTCGCCGACCTGAACGAAGTTTCCACCGCCGACCTGCTGGCCTACTACAACAGCGTCACCGGCAAGAACACCAAGCAATTCCTGAAACGCGCCAAGGGCATGCAGCAGGTCTGGGCCTTGATCGAGCCACAGCTCGCCCAGGTCGAAGAGGCTGCCCAGGAGGAGCCCGCCGAGGTTGCGCCGGAGCAGGCCGAGAGCGTGCAGGAGCCCGCCACCCTGGCCACCGTGGAGGCAGCCCCCGCCACCGCGCCTAGCACCGCCGAGGAGCCCGCAGAGGGCGCAGCCACCGCCGAGGCCAAGGCCAAGCCCGCCGGACTCAAGGCCCGCGTGGAAGACCTCCTAGCGGCGCTCGCCAGCGGCCCGCGCACTGTCGCCGAGCTGGCCGAGGCGCTGGGCATGGAACAGAAGAAGGTGCGTTCCACCATCGACACTGCCCGCCGTGTCGGCCACACCATCGCCTGTGTCGGGCGCGGAACCTTCGCGCTGCCGGAAGCGGCCCAGTAAGTCGCAGTTACTCGCGGGTGCCCGTCTGCCCAGGGCTGGCGGCACCCAAGGGCACAGCGAACCGTGCGAGCGCACTGTCTGACGGCCAAAAAGAACCCCGGCGCTTTGCAGGGCCGGGGCGAAGGTGCAGTCGGAGCAACAGGAGCGGAACGATTAGACCGGCAGCATGACCTCGTGGCCGCCACGGCCCAGGTGCGGCAGCCCTTCGGCGTTGCCGGGCTGGCTCACGGGTGGATGGCCCTCGACGGCGAAGGCGGTCGTCGCGCCGATCTCAACAACGGTGAAGTTATCGAAGGCGTCGATCTCCACACGCTTGCACAGGGCACGGGCGGCAGCCGGGGCGGAAGCTGCATCGGCAGCGGGCACGACGAGGGCGTTCAGGCCATCGGCGCGGCGGAAGTGCGGTTCAGCGGGGTACAGCAGGAAGGTAGCCATGGTTAGATCTCCTCAGAGGCTTGGATGAAACGAAGGTTGGCGCGGAGGCGGCCCCCGAGCTGGCGGAACACGAACAGGCCGGGTTCTTGGGTGCGATCTACGATGCCAGGGCCGTGTGCGCCCTGCTCGGCGTCGGCCCAGCCGTCGGCGTAGCCCTTGAGCGGCAGATAGCCCAGGAACGGCATCACGCGCTGGGCGTTCGCTCCGGCCAAGGTGCAGCAGGTGCGGGCCGTCTTCACGTCCGGGCGGTCTTTGCCGTGGGCGTGCGCCATCAGGCAGGCGGAAGCCAGTGCGGCGGCGTCGCGGTCGTCGAGGGTGTCGATGATCCGCTGGGCCAGCTCGGCATCAGTCAGCGATTGGAGATGGGCGCTCATTCGTCACCCCCTTCAGCGCCAGCAGCGGCTTCGCGGTCGCGCAGGGCGCGTTCGATGCGGGCGGTCGGGTTGGTGGTGCCATTCACGACTTCGCCGTAAAGCGACAGGCCATCAGCCAGGGCGGCCTCGGCTTCCTCGAACTCAACCATCGGCGCGAACACCTCGTGCTCTTCGGGGAAGATGTCGAGGACGGCAGCCGGATGGAACGGGCGCTTGTCGGTCGGCATGCCCGAGACCACAGCGATAACAGCGGCGGCCAGCTCGGCGTCGCCCAGGGAGGCGGCACGCTCGGCGGCGTTCTTCAGGGCCACCGGGCCAGCACTGGCGAGGTTCTGCATGTAGGTGGCGCGGCGCGGGCTACCCAGCGTCGCAGCATCCAGCGCGGAGAACGGGTTGTCATAGACGCCCTTGCCCAGCTCCAGCACGTTGCGGGCGGTCGCCAGATCCTTTGCCAGGCGCTCGGCGGTCTCCTTCGCGGCGGCCCGCTGGGCTGCGACCAGGGTGTCGGCCTTGCGCTTGGCGAAGGTCTGGCGCTCCTGGGCGGTCATGGTGATCTTGGAGACTTCCTCCATCGCACGCTTCTGGGCAATTTCGCGGGCGTCGGTCAGCGACTTGCGCAGGCTCTGGAGGTTGGCGGCGTGGGACTTCAGGATGGAGCGAAGTTCCTGCACGTTCGCACGGGACGGGATTTTCTTCAGATTCAACTTGGACATGCTTCTCACCTTTGAGAAATCGGAGCCGAACCATTTCGGCTTCCTTGGTGAGAATCATTCCTGTCTCGCAGCGCATCCGCTCTCAGTTTTTAGCGGGGCGCGTGTGGCCCAGGAAGGCCACAGCTAACGTCCAGTTACCCCAGGCGGCCCCGCCGGATGTGCGTCCCAGGCTGCTGGACGGTTCGCTCCGGTGCATCGCGCACCGCCCTGGGCACAGGGATGGGCAGGCGGGTGGTGCCTCGGGCCTTCTCCCCATAGGCGGCCTCCCAGCGGTCGAGCCCTTCCTCGTCCTGCCGGTAGTCCGGCATCAGGAAGCCGAACGGGGTTCGCCGGGGCGGCACCCCGGCTTCTTCCTCGAAGCTGACAAGCCCCTCCACCTGGGCCAGGAAGTCGCCAATCATGCTTCCGCCTCCAGCAGCCCAGCGGGCTCCGGCTCTACCTCCAGCAGGTCGCCCCGTGCCAGCGCAATCTCGGTGAGCAAGCCCAGAAGCTGCTGGCGCTTGCCTTCGTCGAGCAGCAGCACGTCCTCGGGCTTGAGCGTCAGCGCGTGCCCGCCGTACAGCTCCTGGGTGACGTTCAGGTTCGCGCTCAGTTCGACGGCCCGGCGCTCGATGTACTTCTGCGGGAGGAGCGCCTTGGCCCGCAGCTCCAGCAGGCGGTCGCTGTACTTCGTCACCGTCCCGACCAGCTCGCCCTTCTGATAGACCGGCTCGTCGTAGCCCTCCACAGCGCGGCGGTGAATCTCCAGCTCGACGCTGCCGGTTGCCTGCTCGATGGCGTCATCCCACGCGGCGGCGAACTCGGGATCGTTTTTCCGCAGGATGTAGAACGAAGGGGCGCACGTCCCCTTGGCGTGTGGGCTGGCTGCCCGAGCGGCGGCACTCACGATTCCGTGGCGGCGTAGCTCCGACAGGAAGACCTCCTTGCGCTCCTCGGTCAGCGCAGCCATCGGTACCCGGTCGCCCCGTTTCCGGCCCACAGGTGCGCCGGGGCGTGCCCCGCCTCCAGTCTTCGGCTTGATACTCATCTCAGTGTCCCTCTCCAAACTGGGCCACCGCACGCAGGCGGATGGCCTCATCATCAACAGATAACGCGCTCGTGAAGAGCTGGCGCTGTCGTGCCCAGGAGCCCCGCTTGTCTGTCAGGAACCGTCGCGCCGTTCGGACGAGATGCTCGGGCGTGAAGCCTCCGCTTCCCTTCGCGTACTTCACAGTTTCGGGCGTGGCGTTTGCGTCGTTCCATGCCTGGAGAAGGACGGCAGCGGCGAGCTGGCGCTCGGGGCTGTCGCGGGCCTCGTCCTCGTCCTGCTCGATTCGATACAGGTCGATTCCTCTCTGGGCTGGTGCGCGGGCGGTCAGTGTCATGCGGATTCCCTGGTGCTTGCGTTCTCAAGGGAAATGATCTCGGCCCGGCAGCGGCGGCGATATCAGTTTTGGCACCTGGTCTGCCGGATTGCTTGACTCGCAAGAAATGAGGCGGAATAGTCGAAACGGATTTACTGAATGGCATCAATAATCAACGACCCAGGGAGGGTATATGCGGAAGAAACTCATTGGTTTGGCGGCAAGCGCCTTGTTCGTAGCGGGATGTTCTACGACCTCCGGTACGGGGCCGGACGTTTCCCGAAGCGGTTTTGACAATGCAGCCGTGGTACGCATCAACCCTCACGGCAACGCCTGCTCTGGGATGGTTTGCACCGGGCTAGGCGCTCACTGGAGCGCGACAAGACCGAATGAGACGATCCTTGTGGTGAGCATCTTCAACAGCATCAATGCGATCACGGGCGCAAAGCTGAATATCGACGGTGAGATTTACGACCTCAAGATCATGGAGACCTTCACCAATTTCAACGAACTCGGCGCTGCGACGAAAGAGTCCCGCAAAGGATTTCTCGTGCCGACCACCTTGGTTCGCAAGATCACAACTTCACAAAGGACATGGCTCCGCGTGAGCACCACTTCGGGCTATGTCGAGGATGCAGTGATCGACGGACAAAAGGACAGCAAGGCGTTCCACGCGCTCAAGCGATTCCTGGCCGAAGTTGAACGGCAATCGTGATCGCCACTGCCCGCTGCGCGGTGCGCTCCACGGTCGGCAGGGGCTGGCCCAAGGCGGCGGGCTTGTCTCGCTGGCGGGGCGTGGTAACTCGAACTTACCGGGGCGTTCCGCTGCACCTCCTAGGCGGGCCTAGGGGCGGCGGCGCGGCCCAGGCAGGCCAGCGGCTGGGCGAGGTGCTGACGGGCGCTCTCGGCGCTGCGAGGGCGGCCCAAGCGGCGGGATGCGCAGGCGGGGTTGTGCCCGTGCGCAGGCGCGATGTGTCAGTTGAATTGGATATGTCAGGAGTAGCAGCCGGGGCGGCCCTGCTGCCCAGGCGGAACGCAGGAACGCAAGCGGAACGCCATCAGCCGGGCCAGCGTTCCGGCCCAATCCCGCGTAGATACAGGCTCCTAGCTCCCCGGAACTAACGGAACGAAGGAATTAAGTAAGAGGTAGAGAGAGGCAGAGGACTACACCACAGCAGTGTGGTGTGGGCACCTGGGCGGTAGAGGTAGCCCCTATATACGCACGTTCTCCGTTCCGGTCGTTCCGGGCCTAGAGCCCGCGTCTCTACAGGCTCCCAGCCCGGAACCCTACCCGGAACGGGGCGCGGAACGCGGGGCAGGCACGCACAAAAACGGGGACCGAAGCCCCCGAGTTGTTAGAACGGTTGTGCTGATACGGGCGGCGGTGGCGGTTCGTCCTTCGCCCAGAGGTACAGGCGCTGCTTCTTGCCCTGCCAGCGCACGGAGCCCTGCGACGGCTTCCACCCAGCTTCCTCCATTGCCCGTCGCACATCGGTGGCGAGCTGCCCGCGTCGGCGCTCGGGCGGGATGCCCATGGACTGATACACCGTATCCGTGCGGATGGCTGCCGTGCCCTCGTAGAAGCCTTCGGGGTGCAGCCCTTCGGCGATCTCCAAGAAACCATCCTCCACGGTGCGGCGGGCCTCCTGGGCCAGTTGGGCACCCTCCAGCGCCTCGTCTGTCAGGAACAACTGGAAGTCGCCACTGTGGTAGCGGGCCAGCGCCTCGGCCAGAATCTGGTCGCGGTCGGCTTGCAGCCCAGGCAGGTCGATCTCGCCAACCTCCACCGGCCAGAAGCGACGGTTGCCCGTCTCGTCGTGCAGGAAGCGCCCGCTGTTGGTGGTGCCCGCCAGGACGAAGCGACGCTTTACCGACACGACCGTCCGCGCATAGGCAGGGCGGCCCCGGTCTTCTCGCCGGGTGATCTCGTGCTTCAGCGTCTCCACGTCTTTCCGACGCATCCCGGCCAGCTCCGCACATTCAACGATCCATGCCCCTTCCGTTGCCTCCAGAACTTCGCGGGTGTCCTGGGCATCGAGGAAGTTCGCATCGCTGAAGAACTCCCCGGCGAGGATGTTGAGCGCGGACGACTTCCCACGCCCCTGGGCACCCACGAGCACCAGCATGTGGTCGAACTTGGTGCCCGGCTCGAAGGCGCGGGCCATCGCTGCCACGAGCCAGGTAGCGCCAGCGGCCCGGATGTAGGGCGAATCCTCTGCGCCCAGATAGCGAACGAGCCAGGAGTCCAGCCTGGGCACCCCGTCCCAAGTGGGCAGGCCGTGCAGATGATCCCGGAGCGGGTCGAAGCTGCCCAGGGCGCACAGCTCCAGCACCGCGTCGCGGACGTACTCCTTGCCCGGATCGAAGCCGAAGCGGCAGCGAATTTCGCGCCGAATCAGCACCTCGGCCCTGTCGGAGAACTCACCGGAAAGCTCCTGCATCTGGTGGTGCCCGGCCATGTTCCGGCGGCGGAACAGGTCATAGCTGCACTCCAGACCGATCAGCCTCAGGGCCGTGATGGTGTTGTGCAGGCTCTTCAGCGGCTCGCCTGCCTTGTTGGTTGGGTTCCAGCCCACGTCCTGGCCAACGGCCTCATGGGCTTTGTCGATCTGGCGGCGGGCGTACTTCTCCGGGCTCTTGTGTTCGACCACCGATTCGGCAATGCCGAACGACTCGTCGGTGAGCACCGAGAAAATCACCTCGTCGGGCACCCCCTGGCGCACCAGCCCACACGCGGCAGCGAACAGCGCCTCGGAACGGCTCGGGTACTTGGTCGGGTTGTCGGGATCGTTGCCTTGGACAATCAGCACCTTCAGCCAGCCCGGCACGTTCCACTTGTCGAGGGCATCCACCGACTCCAAGGGCTCCACCTCGCCCAGCGGGACAGCGGCGAGAGCCGCGCCAGAGGAGCGCACGGTGGCGGGCGCGGCGGCACCTTGGGCCGGAGCCTGCTGGAAGCTCTCCAGGCCATAGACGCGCTCGGGGTGCAGCTCCACGACGGTGGCCGGGGCAGCGGTGCGGCCCTTGGCCCGCTTCTTGGCGTCCGGGTTGTTGATGCTGCCCGGCAGGCGAAGGATGCGATCCACGTTGTGGCAGTTGTCAGCCCCGCCGGACTCGCCCTTGCTGAACACGCCCTGAATCCAGCGGGTGTAACGCTCGGCCTCTGCCGCCTGGGCCTCGGAGCCGTCCAAGAGGATTGGCTCGCGCAGCGCCCACAGCGCCTGGGCACCAGCGCCGGAGCTGATGATTGCGGTGGGCGGCGGCAGCTCCTTCGGCAGGTTGTGCGTCAGGCGGCCGATGATGCGCTGGCGCTCGTCGCCCACGTCCTCTCCTGCACGCGGGTCGATATCCACGTGCAGGAAGCGCACGGCGGTAACGTCCGACTTGGCGGCCTTCTTCCCCAGCCCGTCGCGGGTGGGGTTCAGGTGGTAATAGACGTTCTGCGAAGACAGGCCCGCCAGCCACTGGGCGAGGTCGGCCTCTTGTCCAGGCGCGAACAGCTTGGGCCGGAACCCGTTCCGCTCGGGGTGCTTGGCGACCAGCAGCCACGGGCCTTCCGGGCGGAGCCACTGCAAGAAACTGACAGCGGCGGCGGTGTCGATGATTGCCGGGGCAGCCTGTGCCGCCGAGAATTCAGCTTGAGTATCGCTTCCTTCTCGCTTTGCTCCGAAAGCCCCGTCTTCTGTCGCCCCGGAAGCGGGGCTTTCACCTTTTCGGGTGTCCAGAAAATCGCTCACAGGCCACCCCCTTTGGTTTCAAAGCGGGGCTGTGCCAGGACGAAGGCGTCCAGCTCGTGAATGTCGTACAGGACAACGCTGCCGAACTTGCGGTACGGCGGGCCTTTTCTCAGCTCGCGCAGTCGGGCGAGGTGCGGCACGGAAACGCCCAGGTACTCGGCAGCTTCACGGGCGCGGAGCCACCGCTTCGGGACGTTGAAGGAAATTTCTTCGGCGAGGTTGCCGTCTTGGGCAGGGATGTTGGACATGAGAGTCTCCGAATCTGATGTCGCCAAGATCCGGAGCCGCCCCGAGACAATGCCGGGCGAAGCATGGGAACCCACTCGGCGGGAACGGGTTCGGCTGTTAGCTGCGGACTGCCACCGCTACTGGTCGGCCCTCCGTAGGCCGTCCTGGTTCGTCCTGTCGATTCAGGCACGCTCTCGCTAACGGCCCCAATTATCTGGCATCTACGCTCCCAGCCGCAACAGGACAACCGTTCCTCCTGACACCGGCCAGCGCCATTCCTGAGATGTCATGAGAAAGGCACGCGGTCGGTCTCGCGGTGCGCGCACTGCCCAGGGAGCGCCAGCGGCCCGCCAGACCATGCCAGAGTGGTAACGCGGCGTTAGTTGCTTCGGTAGGTACAAGGAGTTCTGGGATTGACCTGCACAGGCAGCATGATTAGAATTGAAGGCATTGAAGCCCACCTGCCGTGTTCGGCAGGTTATTTTTGCCCCAGGGGGTGCGTTTTACGCACCCCCTGAATTTTTTCTAGGGACGGAATAATGCGCATAGCGGTGTTCGTCGATTATTGGAACTTGCAGCTCACCGTCAATGACCTGGCCAGTAAGGCGGCAGGATCTGATACCAGAATTCAGATTGATTGGAGGGGGCTCGGGCAGTATTTCGCTAGCCAGGCGCACAGCCTATTGGGGGCGCCATCTCCTCTCTCGTATGAAGGAGCGTACATCTACACTTCCTTCAACCCCAACACGCAAGAGGGCATCAAGTTCAAGGGCTGGGCATCCAACTGGCTTAACCGTCAGCCGGGCGTACACGTGGAGGCTCGCGAGAGAAAACCTAAGGCGCTGCCAAGCTGTCCAGCTTGTCACAAGCCCATAACGCATTGCCCACATGCTGGTTGCGGACAACCAATAGTCGCGACAACAGAAAAGGGTGTGGACACCCTGCTCGTTACTGATCTCATCAGGCTTTCCGTCCAGAAAAGTATTGATGCAGCGGTAGTTGCAAGTGCAGATGCTGACATGATCCCGGCTGTGGAGTTTGTGCAGTCGCTCGGACTTAAGGTGATCCAAGCTGGTTTTCCACCATATGGCTCCGACCTGGCTAAGTCCTGCTGGGGGTCTTTCGATGTCATGGCGAACCTTCAGAACATCCGGCGTTAAGGGTTCATTGCCAGCCGTCTAGAGCGTTCCTTCCTCCTCACGGTGCAATCGCTGAGACTCTCAAGTGCACATTGCCAAGCAGATGTGATTGTCTGCACGAGTTTCGGGTCGAAGACTTACGGCAGTTCCACGAATTGCCGGATGCCCATGTTTACTGAACCCTCAGCCAGCAATATCACCTCCATGCCCGTGGGCGTGTCCCAGCCCGTCGTGAAATCCAAGGCGGCCTCCCGCCCGACCGTCATCTACTGTTTTACCTGGGCCGCTGGCTCCGGTGGTGTCTATGTCGGCAAGCGGACGCCGCCCGCTCACCATAACGTGGCCGAGTGGCCGACTTCCGGAACCGGAAGGCTGCCTTGTGGGTATGCCGGGAGCGGGAAGGTCATCACCAACGCCCGAGCGAAGCATCCCGAGGAGGCATTCTCCTGGCGCATCTTGGAGGTTGTGCCCGCGGGTGGGGACTATGCCGAGGCCGAGGCGCGTTGGGTTGCCTGGGCGAAGGAAAACCACCCGGAGGTGTGCCGTAACCTGACGAACGGCGGGGATGGTTACGACAGTGAGGCGATGAAGAGTCTGTGGGGCTGCCAGACGCACCGGGCGCGTATCAGCGAGGCGACGAGTCAGCAGTGGGAGAACGACGAGCACAGGGTTCGCATCAGCGAGGCGACGAGCCAGGCTTGGGCCAACCCTCAAACCCGTGCTGTCCGCCACCGGGGCACGCTTCAGAAACGCCTAACCTCTGCAGTGAAGCGCCGTGACTTGGGTGAGCCACCACTGCCCCTCGATAACCTTTGTCTTGAAGCCTTCAACGAGCCCAGAAACCCGCTGCCCTGCGTGCAGCCCAGGGAGCCGCGCTCCGAGGCGCTTCTGAGCGTCCTAGGGGCGCTGCGCCAACACTCCGAGGGGCTTACCGCGCCCGAGCTTTGCCGCCTCCTAGGCCGCCCCGAGACCGGCGCAGGTGGGGTGCGCCCAGCGCTGAGTGCCCTCCGAGAGAGGTGCTTCCAGCCTATTCTGAACGACGGTGGCACCTTCCGCCTCTTGCCTGAGGGTTCCCACTAACACCCATCACGCCACCTTCCTGGGCAGGTTAACGACGTTCCCGTGAATCTGGCCCAGCAGGTAGGCGGTGACTCGCCCCTGGGCCGCCTTGAGGGTTTCGCCCAGGGCGCTGCCGTGGATGTAGCCACCCGTCACACCAGGAAGCTGGTGGTTGAGCAGGAGCTTGATCGTAAAGGGGTCTAGCCCAACGGCAGCGGCAGCGGTCGCGTAGGAGTGGCGCAGAGCGTGCGGATTCACCAGCCCGGCGTGCCTGACATGGGACTGGGTGAGGTGCCCCTTGTCCGAGGTGTGCGACGGGAAGAGCCACGGGTAGTCCTTGCCGAAGACCTCGGCGTTCTCCTTGACGCGCTTGCGCAGCATATCCACGAGGAAGGCAGACAGCGGAAGGTCGAAGGCCCGCTTCGGCCCGCCCTTCGGGTTGGGCACGTGCAGGAAGCCGTTCTCCAAGTCCAAGTGTTCGATGCGGGCCTCGCTGGCGGCACCCCGGCGCATGCCGGTGAAGGCCAAGAACAGATACCAGTCTCGCGTCACCGGGTTGCGAAGCCCCTGCACCGCAGCCCAGAAGGCGGGCCAGTCGGTAACGATGACATCCCGGCGCTTCTCGTCGTTGAAATCCACCGCGTCGGTGGGCGGCGGCGGGAGGTCGCGCATCTTGCGGCGGGCGTGGCGATAGACAGCCCGGACGAGGCGCATGGCCTGGTTGGCAGCCACTGGCCCGTTGTTCTTGGTGATGGTGCGGTGACGCTCATCCACGCCCAGGGTGTCGTCGCCGATCTCGCGCAGAGGGCGGTCGGCCCAGTCCTTGAGGTAACGCTCGAACAGGTTCCGGTAGCCCAGGACGGTGCTCGGGCGGCGGGCCTTGCGCTCGCAGCGGTCGATGTAGGAGTCCAGCGCCTGGGCGAAGGTGAATTCCTTCTTCGGCTCCGGCAGCGCCTCGGGCTCGGCGGGCTTGTTCGGGTCGATGCCTGCCCGGAGCTGGTTGATGACCTCCTGGGCCTTCGCCCGGACGGCCTCGATGGACAGGAAGCCCTTGGCGTCGCCCAGGCGAACGCGGCGGGTGCCGAGCTTCACGCGGCGGCCTTGGGCATCGCGCTCCTCGGAGTACAGGTCGCGCTGGACAGCGAACGACTTGGAGTTCGCATTCACGACAACCATCAGCCCAGGGACGAGGGTGTCCCGGACGGAGTACGATAGGACGCGCCCGGAGGTTGGGTCGCGCTCGGCGTGCGGCAGGTTCTCGACGAAGCGGATCGTGAGCTTGGTAGGTGCGAAGGTTGGCATGGCGGTGCTCCAGTTGTTGGCCCAGGGTGGCGAACCGTCCGCGAACCGTGCAGGTGCCGGACTAGGTATGCCTCTGGATGCCGAACTCTTGGCCAAACCGCCTTCGCAGCCAATCATTTTGTTGAGATGCGGAGCCTAAATGCCTCTAACTGCTGCCAAATGATGGCAAAATGTGAACTTAAAATGCCCCGACCTACGGTCTTGCGGGTTCGAGTCCCGCCCCGAGCACCAACCTCCTGTCACTCTCCGCTGAGCAGTTTGGTCAGTGTCTCGGCCAGCCGCTGACCTTTCGGGGTCAACTTCACGACTTTGCGGCGACGCTCCATCGGATCTTCTGCAGCCACAACCAGATCCATTCCTGGCTTGTTCAGCCGGTGGACGCGGGACAGCGCCGCGATGTTGCGGCTGCAGGATGCTTGCGAAATGCCTACCTTCTCCGAAAGCTCCTTCATGGTGATGCCCGGTTGCATAGCGACCGCGATGAAGGTCTGGGCGGTCTGCATCTGCATCTCCTGATCGAAATCACGGAAGCGCTTGAGTACTTCCTCGATCACTGCAAGAGCATTCAGAGTCATTGGGTACTACCTCCTTGGTTCGTTGGATATGACGAAGTGGAATCGCCACACCCACAGTAAAACATCATCTGGTTCGATGATCCAGTCTAGCATCTGATGCGGACGTGAATTGCTATCGAACTCAAAAAAGCACCGCTTTCCGAAAATCCGGGGAGAGCAAAAACTGATGTACATCTTCTCGTATAACCCTTGTTGCTTATGCACCTAGCAGACTTCGGGCGTCTGCCTCTCTAGTACGTCTTGCCCTGCGAGTTCCGTTCGCCCTGGCACGCTTCGACGACAAGCGAGGCCAGACCGCTTCAGGTCGCCACGGGCCATGATGTGGTCACGCAGACGGTCTTCGGTCACTTCCCCGTCCTGGCGGAAGTCGTACAGGAACTCAGGGTCGGTCTCGAACGCCTGGGTGAAGGAGCCGGTGGTGCCAGCTTGGAGCAGCTTGGAGCGCACCGAGGCAGCATTGCGGGTGCTGTAGGTGGCATCCAAGGTGGGCTGGGAGTTCAGCCGCAGGGCGTACTCGTACAGCTCCGGGGTCTTGTAGTAGTCAGCCGGGTTCACGGCATCACCACTGACCAGACGCTGCAGGATCGCGGCCTTACCGGCGCGGATGCTCTGCGACCGCTGGAACTCAGCGATCTCCTTGGCCCGGACGAACTCGGAGTACTTGGCAGCCTCGATCTGCTGACCGACCTTGGCCAGCTCAGCCTTGGACTCAGCATTGAGGAACCGGGTGGGCACCGTGTCGAGCATCTTGGGGTTGCTGTCAGCGATGGCCTGGGCGATCACCGAGTCCACGATGATCTTGTTGCGCTCCACGTTGTTCAGCGAGGACGACTGCTTCCACTCGTTGTCCAGGGCCAGGAGGTCACCGCCGTTGCGCACAGCGTTCACCACGGCATCCGAGAAGGAGTTCTTCTGGAGTTCCTGATGGTACTGGGCGGTTTCCCGCATCCAAGTAGTCTCGAACTCGTTGAGGGTTCGATCGACCTGCTCAAGGAAGCCGTTGCCGTAGAAGTCCTGGCCCCCGGTTTTCTCGAAGGCTTGCTTGCGGATGTTGTCGAGGAACGCCTTACGGTTGACCTCGATGTTGTTGGTGGCTGTCAGTTGTTCGAGCTGGTCGATGGTCTTCTGGAAGGACTTGAGGATCTTGTTGAGCTGGATCATGCGGGCCTCCTTATGCGCGGCGCTTCTGGGCTTTCAGGGAGTAGCGGGCATAGCGCTGGCAACGCCAACCTGGGTGACGTAACGGGGGTTGCGGGCTTTCTTGTCGGTCATTCAGTAGTCCTCACAGTTGTCGTGGGTTCAATGCGTTGATGGATAGTTACTGGCGATAGAAGTCCTCAAGGGCTTCCACGTCGTAGCCCTCGCTGGCCAGCTCCATGGCCAGATCCAGAGGGATCGGCATGTCTTCGCTCCAGTACTCGATGGCTTGTTGCAGTGCGCTCATGAAGTTCTCCTCGTGATCTGGTGGGTGGGCGGTCTTCCATACCTGTGTGGTAATCGCCTCGGGGGTGGAGCCAGTGCGGTCTTCCATACCTGTGTGGTAATCGCCTGGAGGTAGAGCCAGCGCGGTCTTCCATACCTGTGTGGTAATTCCGGCTGGCTCTACTTTGCACTCTCGCAAACTATGCGTTAGTGGATTGCATCAGGCAAAAAAGAACGCGGACTCCAGCACCAAAGCCAAGTCCAAGTTGCCTTTCGGGGGTAGCGGATCGAGCACCGATCCTTCGGGGAGCTGCCGCTCCAGTTCTCGCTTGAAGTCTTCCAGCACATCCTCCTCGTACATGATGACGAACTCCTCCCGCAGGAACTTGGCCAAGGCCCAGGCGTTCCCGGCGTGGGTGCCGTAGCTGTCGTGGATCAGGGAGAAGCTACGCATTCCCTCGTTCCAGCAGCGGCGGACAGTGGCCCGCATGTGGCTGGCGTCCATCGAGTGAACCCAGTTCGGGCTGATCCCGTTGGCTTGCTTGTTGCGATCCAGCTCGGTGGTCGGGCTGACTGCCACGGTGAGCAGGTGACGGCTGCCCCCGAAGGTCAGGTCGATGCGCTCGGTCAGCATCTTCGGGTACGCCTGGAGCACGACCAGATTGTCCGGGGTGTTCCAGCGCACCGGCAGTCCTTCCTTCGCGGCCAGACGCGCAGCCTTCTGCAGCCAGTCCATAGCCTGACGAGCAGCGACCACCACCTCACCGACGCACTCCCAGATCAGCTTGCCCATGTACTCAGCGGCAGCCCAGCCGGAGCCTTCCCAGGGGAACTCCTTGCCAGCCTTCAGCTTGTACGGCATGACGGTGTCCTCGAACACCTGGGTCTTGAAGCCGAACTCCTTGGCGCCGTAGGCCAGGGTCATCACCGGGCGCTTGCACACCTTGCGGTTGATGCCGTGCTTGAGCCAGCCCTGGGCCAGCGCAGCCAGCACCTCGTCCTGGCCAACAGCGTCCGCCTCGACACGCAGCAGCACACGGTCGGCCACCTTCTGGTAGATGTCCGCCGGTTTCTCCTGGGGCACGAGGTTCACGGCCTCGCCGCCGATGGCATCACGCAGCATCGCCGAGAAGTTCTGCAGCCCGTTGCACGAGCCGTCCATTGCGATGGGCAGGGTCGACAGGTAGCCGTAGCCCTCGCGCTTGAACTCAGCCCACTCGATGCAGAACGCCAGGAACTGGAAGGGCTTGTCGGCCTTGGCCCACATGCTGTGGCTGTACGGGTCAGCAGCACAGGCCAGGATCTCGGCCTCGTTCTCCTGCACCCAGCGCACACGCTCGGCCAGGGAGACCTTGTCGTAGCCGTAGCTGTTGGCACCGTGGATGGCCAGCCAGTTGGCACCTTCCTCGTCGTTGATCGCTACCGCATTGGCGAACTCCAGCAGACCCTTGGCGATGTCGCTGCCCTGGGGATTCAGGAACATCGGCACAGCGTAGGCCCGGCCACGGAAGTCGAACTGGTGCGGGAAGTAGATTTCCTCCTCGTGCTCGAACATCTCGGCAATCATCAACACCTTGGCGAACTGCAGACGCAGGGACTTCAGCTTCGCGTTGGACGCATAGGTGTCGGTTGCCTCGCGCTTCCACTCCTTGAACTGACGCACCTGATCCTCCGACCACTCCTCGCGGGGCAGCTCCTGCTCAAGGAACAGGGGCTTCGGCGGGATCGGCTGATCGTCAGCCGCAGGGATACCACCCAGGGTGGCACCGTTGTTCCACAGGTTGCGAACCACCTCCAGCACCCGGCCATTGATGGCCCAGGAGGTGTGCTGCATGGCGTTGATCGCATCGTAGACTTCCGGCATGTCGTGCTCGGCCAGCTCCTCCAAGTACCCCTTCGAGTGGGTCTTGACCAGGGCCAGTCGGCGGACACGCGGAGTCCAGTAACCGCCCTCGAACGGTGAAGTCCAGGGGCGAGGCGGGATGATGGTGGGCAGGTACACCGGGGAGAGAGCTTCGCAGCGGTTGTTCTCCTCGTTGATCCAGGCGATGGTCTCAGGGGTGGCCTCGATGGCTACCTCCTGGCGCTTCACGTCCACGGTGCGGGTGACTTTCTGAATCAGGCCGGTGGTCTCGGTCATGATCTCGATCAGCTTGGAGCCGACCAGCAGGGACTCGCGGGCAGTCCACTCTTGCCATGCGATGTTGCGAGCCTCCATGTTGTGCAGCATGGTCAGCCGCTGGCGGCGGTAGCTGCTACCGTTGACTCGCTTCTCGCGCTTGACCAGCCAGTCGTAGGTCTTCTTGTCCGCCTTGGCGAACTCACGGAAGGCCAGCTCGTCCTCGATCAGGGACGCAACGCGGCGAGCCAGGGGAACCAGCAGATCACCCTTGGCCACGCCATCCAGTACCACCCGTGCGGTGATCAGGGCTGCGGACTCGGGTTCGATCTGCTTGAGCAGTGGGTATGCGCTGTGCTTGCGGCCAGCCTTGCCAGCCTCGCAGCTCTCGATGAACTGGCGGATGCCTTCTGCGATCTTGGCAACGGAGGAGTTCATCAGGCGGCGGACGGAGCGGACGCTGGTTTCCTGACCACGCTCCCTGGACTTGGCGATCTCTGACCAGTGACGGTCGACGCCCATGCCTCTCATCTTCTCCTCAAGTTCCACCTGACGGTCGAACTTATCTTGCCACTCTTGGTTGTTCTCAATTTCCTGAATCAGTTGGTTGGTGATGATGGAAGTCAT